TACTTACCAGAGAAAGCTATTAAACGTCTTAGTGCTAAAGAATATGCTGCTACAACAAGAGCTAAACGTAAAGCAACTAAGAAGGGTAAGCAAGTAGCTAAACAACCAAAGAAGATTGCTAAAAAAGTAAGACGATATAGAAGGGTTACATAATGGCTGTACGTAAACGTAAAGGCGCTGGCATGAAAGGGATGAGCATTAAGAGTGGTGACAAGCGTCCCACTAAAGCTGGTGCAGGAATGACTAAGAAGGGTGTTGCTAAATATCGTAGGCAGAATCCCGGTTCTAAGCTTAAAACAGCCGTAACTGAAAAGAAACCTTCTAAAGCACGTGCAGCACGACGTAAGTCATATTGTGCACGATCAGCAGGGCAAATGAAAAAATTTCCTAAAGCTGCTAAAAATCCTAACAGCCGTTTGCGTCAAGCACGTAAGCGGTGGAGGTGTTAATGGCTATAGGTCGTTCTAATATAACACAACAAGTTACTAAACCACCTTATAAGAAGAGAAAGATAAAAACTAAAAAGATAAAACGGAAAACAAAGAAAAGATAGCTTGTAAGTTGAAAAAGTTTTTAAATAAATTCTCAGAAGCATGGATTCAAGCTTTTGTATCTTGTTGTACTATGATGGTGCAGGGTGATTTTTTATCTTTATCTTTAAAACATGCTTTTGTTGCTTCTAAAACAGCTACAATAACAGGAATAGCAACAGGTTTATTCTTAGTAAAGTTTAATAAAAATATGTCCCCTTTTATAGTAGCATGGATAGTTGGTTTATTTACATCAATAAGTGATTATATTGTACATCCAACACACTTTGGTGACTTTTTTTATGAAGCAGTAGCTACAGGCATTATGGCAGGTTTTCTTGCTTATGCTTATGAAAGGTTAAAAAAATAATGACTACTTCAGGTACATATAACTTCTCAATGGATATTGACGAAGTTATTCAAGAAGCAATGGAGATGATTGGCGGTGAACAGACACTAGGACATGATCCTAAATCTGCTCGTCGTTCAATTAATCTATTGCTACAAGATTGGCAGAATCGTGGTGTACTGCTTTGGACTGCTAATACTACTATAGTTTCTGTATCTACAAGTGTAACAGTTTATGCTCTAGCTTCTAGCACCGTAGACGTTCTTGAAGTTGTTCTTAATCGTGACGATACTGATCTTCAATTAGAACGTATTACAATGGAAGAATATCTCAAGATTCCACGTAAAGGTCAAACAGGTCGTCCATCACAATATGCTGTACGGCGTGATAGAGATAATCCAACAATGTATCTTTGGCCTATTCCAGAGAATACAACAGACCTTTTAAAAATCGAACAAGTGCGGTATACTCAAGATGTAAACAAATCTGCTGTACAGACTGCAGATATTTCCAGACGTTTTTATCCCTGCCTTACTGCAGGACTATCTTACTTTATGTCAATGAAACGTCCCGGTATAGAAGGTGGACGTATTCAGTTTCTTAAAGCTGAATATGAAGAACGTCTAGCACGTGCAATGGATGAAGATAAAGAAAGAGCAAGCTTACGTATAGTACCAAATTTAAATAGAGTTTAAGAATTATGGCAAGCACTAAAAGAGCATTAGCAATATGCGATACGTGCGGTTTTCGGTATCCTCACAGGGTACTAAAAATGAACAGCTACGGTATGCTAGTTTGCCCAACAGACTACGATGGTGCTTATGACTTAAAGAACCATCCACAAAATAAAACACCTGATGTAAGAGATAACCCAGCAATTCGTAATCCACGCCCAGAACTTAATGCTGAACGAGGAACTGATTGGGAAGATGCTGCACTAATTTGGGAAGACACTGACAACTATTGGAATAATATATAATGGCGACACTTACTGGAACACAAATTGCTAATACTTATAAGCAGCTTTTACAAGTTGGCAGTAGTAATACTGGATTAATTGGTACAGTACAATCTGTACAGGATGGTGAAGGAAATAATTCACCTTTACAACTTAGTCAAAGTGCTGTAAATATTAACGGAACTTTTCAACTAAGTGGAGTAACACTTACAGCTAATGCTTCAACTCTTAATGCAGTAGCAGACCTAACAGGTGCTACAGGCATTGTAGCTGTAAGTGGAGGTAATGTATATGGCAGAACAATCACTGGTGGGGCGGGTGTTTCAATCACTAATGCTGATGGCACTGAAGGCAATCCTACTATTGCTCTTAATACTACTGGAGTTACTTCAGCTTCCTATGGTCCAGCAACTAATATAGAAGTAAATTCTGTAGGACAAATTGTAAGTGCTGGTGCAGCAACAAGTGTCAGTGTTTCTGGTGTAACAGCTAATACATTTACTGGGGGTACCTTTGCAGGTACAACTGGTGACTTTAGTTCAAATGTTTCAGTAGGTGGTAATCTAGTTCTTGCAGGTCAATTTAGTCCTGCATCACTAAGTGTTACTGGTACAATTAATGCAGCTACCGTTTCAGCAACAGACGCAACATTTAATAATGTAGTTAGTGCAGCCTTCTTTGTTGGTGATGGTTCAGGACTTGTTAATGTTCCATCTACAGAAGGAGGTACAGTAAAAACTTTAGAAGCTGGTACTGGTATTACATTATATGTAGATGCTGGTGTTACAAGTACTGTAAATATTAGTGGTACTATAGCTGTAAGTGCAAATCAAAACTTTGGAACTGTTTCAGTTAGTACCGCATTAGCAGTTACAGGATCAGCTTTATTTGGCATTGTTTCAGCTACTAATATTGATACAGATGAACTTCTAATTGCTGGAGTATCTGCTGCTACAGTTACTGAAGTAGCTGCAGTTTCTGCACTAACGCAGACAAACCTTGATTCGATTACTTCAATTAATACTGTAGTTGGAAATGTATCTACTGTAACTTCTGTTAATGCTGCTGCAATTACTTCTATTAATAGTATTTTAGGTGATGGAAGCAACTTTGCAACTTCAGCAGAACTAGCTGCTACATCTGCTGCATTAGCAACAAGCATTGCTACTGCAAATACACGAATTACTTCAGTAAGTGATTATGCTGTAGCACTTTCAGCTACACTAGCTACAAGTATTGGAAATAGTAATACAAATATTACAACAAACGCTAATGCTATTACATCTATTAATACTGTAATAGCTAATGTATCAGCACTTACAAGTGTTAATGCTGCTGCAATTACTTCAATTAATACAGTACTTGAAAGTGATGTTTCTGCAGATAGTGGTACATTTAATACACTAACAGTTATTACATCTGCATCTGTTGGCGGTACGTTTAATGTTGGTGGCAATGTCGGTATTGGTACTACGTCGCCAACAGCAACTACCAATTTTACTGCTTTAAATTTGAATGGCACTGACGGGTCAGAAATCTGGTTTGATGCAAATGGCACTGCTGCAACTAGATTTAGTGGTACTGCCACAGAAACTAGACTTACCGCAGAGGCTTCTGGTTCAGTAATCACAATGTTTACTAGTGCAACCGAACGCCTACGCATCCTTTCATCTGGCGGCATTACCTTCAACGGCGATACAGCCGCAGCCAATGCGCTGGATGATTATGAGGAAGGCACTTTCACACTGACTTTGAGCGGCGCAACAACTACAACCTATACTAGTAATACTGGATATTATACTAAAATTGGAGATATTGTTCATGTGCAAGGAACACTTCAGATTAACTCTTACGGCGATGGAAACGGTGGTAAGATAGATGGATTTCCATTCACTTCAAGTGGAGAAGGATCATTTACAATATCAAAAATAAGCGGGATTGAAACAGCCGTAGTTTTTATAACCTTTAGAGTTAGTGGACAATCAGGGTATTTCATGCACCGAACAGCCGCATCTACGGGGGAAATAACAAACCCGTCTCAAATGGCAGCAAGTGGAGCACTTTTGCAATTTGCTGGAACATATAAAGTATCATAACCCACTGCATAGCTTTGGGTCGGACAGTCCAACCATCATAGGAGATAAACGATGGCACTAACAGAAGAAACAGTACAAGACAAAATAGAGATTGTCGGTGAGTTCAAGCACGTTCAGGTGCGTACAGCCACAGTCATCAAGCGTGACGGTGTAGAGATCAGCCGATCCTTCTCACGTCATGTAGTCGCACCAGATGCAGACATCTCAGGTGAAAGCACAGAGGTGCAAGCTATTTGTGCGGCAGTTCATACGCAAGCAGTAAAAGACGCATACGCAGCGCATCTCGCAGCACAGACTGCCGAAGAACCTGCAGAATAATTACGGGTAAACTCGCTTCGGCGCAGTATATGTTCAAAATCGTAAATGCCTAATAATGTTTTAGTATTTTTCTATAATAGCTTTTGTTCTTATGGTTGATCAAAAACCTTTGATTGAGTCATCTATAACAGGAGACTTTACAACATTAGAACTTTGTAAAAAGTATGAAGAACATGTTAAAATGATAGTTACACAAACACCAAATACACAACTTTTACATTCAGAATGTAGAGAGAAAGATAAAGGAGTAGGAATCTAATGGCTAGTACGTATACAGATCGTCTAGGTTTAGAGAAACAAGCTGATGGAGAAAATCCTAACAGTTGGGGTAGTATTCTAAATACTAACGTAATTGATCTAATAGATGATGCTATTGCTGGTTATGAGATTGTATCTGTAAGCAGCACAGGTATTACTCTTACTGATAATAATGGTTCTACTGATCAGTCACGAAATGCTTCTCTAGAATTTGCAGGTACGCTAACTGCAAATGTAACTATCACTATTCCATCAGAAGAAAAGACTTACTTTATTAGAGAAAATACTACAGGTTCTTTTGCTGTTCAAATGAAAACAGCAGCAGGTTCTGCGATTACTTTAGCACAACAAAATAATATTTTTGTAGCTTGTGATGGTACAGATATTTATGAATTAGATACACCTGCATCTGTTAATACATTTACAGCTAATACTTTAACAGCCAGCACTTTAACAGCTACTAGCATTACTACTTCTATTTTAGCAGCTACAGATGTATCTACTACTACTTTAACTGCTACAAGCATTGCTACTTCAGTTATAGATGCTTCTTCTATTACAGTTACTGGAAATGTTTCTGCGGCTGAATATTATGGAGATGGTAGTAATTTATCAGGTGTTAGCACTGATAGTATTCCTTCTGGTGCTGTTTTTCCATATGCAGGAACTACAGAACCTTCTGGTTATTTATTTTGTTATGGTCAAGCAATTAGTCGTAGTACATATAGTGATCTATTCTCTGCTGTTGGAACTACCTATGGTGTAGGCGATGGATCAACAACATTTAATCTTCCTGATCTTCGTGGACGTGTTGTTGCAGGACAAGATGACATGGGAGGATCATCCGCGAACAGGCTAACAGGTGCAAGTGGCGGTGTGAATGGTGACACGTTAGGTGCTGCAGGTGGTGACGAAGGTCATCAGCTTACAACAGCAGAACTTGCGGCGCATACGCACGGTGCTGGTAGCTATCAAACTGCAATTCCTACATCCGGTGTCGAGGGGACTGGTGATATTTTTCAGCTCACTCCCGACAGAGAAACAACTGGTTCTACCTCCGTTTCTACAACTGGTTCTTCAGGCTCGGCTGGTTCAAATTCAGAGCATAACAACGTACAACCTACTTTTATTCTTAACTATGTTATTAAGACTTAACAATGCCTACGTCTTCTTCACGTTTACAAAAACTAAACTTTTTACCCGGTTTTCACCGTGAGTCTACTCAGTATTCTGAAGAAGGCAAATGGTTTGACGGTGATCGTGTACGTTTTCGTGAAGGTAAACCAGAAAACATTAGAGGTTATCAGAAAAAAGCTGATACGGCTATTATAGGTACTTCTAGAGATTTACATTCTTGGATCAATAACTCAACTGAAAAGTTATTAGCTACAGGCACAGAACAACGTCTTAATATCTTTTTTAGTGATACTAATTATGATGTAACACCTATTACAACTGTAGTATCTATTGAAGCAGGTGTTGCTGGTAATTTTAATACTTCTGCAGGATCACCTTTAATTGAGGTAAGCTTAACAAACCACGGTACAAGTATTGGGGATTGGATAACATTTAGTAATGCTTCTATTAACGGTTTTGCAGGAGCTACAAACTTTGCTGCCGCTAGTTTTGGTGGACCTACCTTTGCAGTTGTAAGTATTCCTAATATTAATAATTTCTTTATTAGTGTAACCAGTGTTGCTGCTTCTACTGAAACAAATATGGGTAATGGTGTTGCTAGTTTTCTTATTCCTACAGAACAGACTGATAGCATTCAAGGTCTAGGATATGGGGCTGGTGTATATAATGCAGGTGCTTCTACTACAGGTGAACGTGCATGGAATACAGCAGCTTCTTCTTCAAATATTATCTTTGCCGGTAACCAATGGTCAATGGATAACTGGGGTGAAGACCTTCTAGCTGTACGTCGAGGATCAGAGCTATTTCATTGGGATGCAAATGCTAGTGTTACTCCGCAAAGAGCAACTATTGTAACTACTGGTCCTTCTAAAATTAACAGCATTGTTGTGTCACCAAATGACAGACACGTTATTGCTTTAGGAACAAATGAAGCTGCTACTTCTACCTTTAATCCTCTGCTTGTTCG